CGATCTCGTCCTTATAGTCGTTGTCTCTGGATTCTAAAAGTTTGCCTTGGTAAGTTTCCTCACCGCGGGCCATCTTCTGAGCGTGCATATACTGCGCGTCAGCCATAGCCATCTTAGTTTCCTGGCGCTTTTTAAATATGTGCGTGCCAGCGGAAACCGCTAGTTTGATAGCACTGAACCACATATTAGAACCACTTAACTTTTGATTTCTTATTCTTTAACATTCTTCTTTGTCCACCAACTTGATCTTCTAGAGGGATTTTCTCAGATACAGTATATTCTACTCCACCATTTGCATATCCATCTTTGTTAGTGAATTTAGAAAAATCTACACCTTTGTAAAAAGGTTCTTTATCTTTTTTATGTGCCATTATGATTTCCTTTTCTTAGCCATTTTTTTAAACGTCTTAGCTAGATTATAACGTTTTGATCCTGGAGGACAAGAAGCACTTCCAAATTTTTTACCTGTACAAGGTTTATCTTTTCTCATTCCTTTTACAGCTTTTTGAATCCATTTACCCTCTTTAGCTTCTACTCTTCCACCTTTATTGTAGCCTTGATTTAATTCTCCGATAACTCTTCTTTTTTCAGCTCTACGATTTGGATTCATTCTTTCAGCATCAATACGACCTACTTCTTCTAATAAATTCGTTCGTCCACCGCCAAATCTTAATTTAGCTCGACCACCTGATTTAAGACCAATTCTTCCACCATGGCGATAGTTCGCTATTTTACTTCTGCCTTTAATTTCTATTCCAGGCATAATTTAACTTCTATCTGTTTTACGGTTTCCCCATTTACCGTA